GAATGCGCGCTATTTCTGCCTTCTTCCATTCGTAAAGCTCGCGGATGTGCTCAGCATCCTCGTGCGTGATTTTTGCGTTGTGGTTTAGCTTTCTCATGCGCCCCTCCAGGCAGTTGGATTGCCCCGTGGTTAGCGGGGCTTTGTTGTTACTCTTCGTCGTATCCTGGCGGAACTGGCTTACCGGTTCGCTTGGTGTACTGCTGATTCATGATGTATCGAACATCACCGTCAGCAGGCCCGAAGTCGGCGTATTCATAGAACCATTTTAGGTATTCGAATTCAGCCTTTTGTTCGTCGGTCATCTCATGCCCTCCTAAAATGGAATACTTTGGTCATCGAATGCATCGGGCGCGGGCTGTGGTGCTGGCGAACTCTGCTGTGTCCGAGGTGCTGAGTTACCACCTTCGGATTTCCCGCCAATCAAGTCAATGGTATTGACTCGCAATTGAACGTAACTTTTTCCATCATGGTCGCGCATCGACATCTCGCCACTAAGGGCGACCATCTGTCCCTTTACGAGATAGTCAACAAGCTTCGATTCCGCCTGTTTCCCCCAAAGCGCCGCAGCTACCCAAATTGTTTGAGCCTTCTCGCCGTATCCTGCCTTCACGGCAACACTGAAGTTCGCAACCGCAGTGCCGCTGACGTTATTTACCTTCACGTCGCCGCCAAGATTTCCCGTGATGCTCCAGTTGTTCATTGTGCCGCCTCTTGTGGATTAACGATCTGTGCTTTCTGCTCGTCGGTCAATTTACCAGATTGCTCAACGCGTGCAATTATTTTTTCTGGTGTTGCCTTCCCTTCTGCGATCAGTGCGAGCCATGCAGCCAGGTTGTCCGCGAATTTCTGCGCGTCGTAGTAAGCAATCTCCAGCTTCGAGAACCGGTGCGCCTTACGCTTGCCGCGAGTCACGGTAAGCATAAGTTCGAAATCCTCCTGGATATCGCTGAAGTGGCTGATGCGGATGCCTCCTACCTTCACGCCACCGTAAACAACCTCTGGATCGCGATACAGCGACAGTGAGCGGCCAACCCATGGATCCGGATACTCCCCCCAGGCCGAGATGATTGCGCGGCGCATAGACAAGCAAGGCTTGTACGGACGACCCTCAAAGCCATCAGTGTAGATGAATACAGGGTTTTCCTTGTTGCCGCGAGTAACGCTCAGCACCTTGACCGTGCGCGGGCCAGAGATCAGGTCATCAGAATTCGCCTGGTCCGTCTTAGGAATGATCGTGTTTGCGAAACTTTCACCGCTCATTGTGCATCTCCAAAATTAACTTCGCCTTCTTCTTCATCGTCCTGTTCGAACGCGTAATTCGGAATCTCAATCTCATCATCCGTTTCATCGTCGTCAGGATACGCAGGAAAATCGCCACGATCAAGACAAATTGCGAGAGTTGTTAGTGCCTCGCGAAATAAAGCGTCACCCTTCTTGCGTGACTCAGGACCAAGACGCCAGCGATTCGATGCGTGCGGCTTCTGTTCCTCGACCGCGCCGAAGTAGAACTCTTGCAGATCCTCCCCAGTTGCGCACCTGAATACGTGACGATAGAAAGCGTCCTGCATGTGGTACATGTACGTGTTGATCGATGCCGAGAACTTGTGACGGCGTGCGTCTTGGGTTTTTTTGATATCCAAACTGATGTTGCAGTTGGTCAGCCAGTCGAATTTGCACTTGATTGGCAGGCTAGTATCCGGATCGACCGCGAAATATGCGACCTCTGCCATGCCTGGAAGCGTGATGATGCTGTTCAGTTTACGGTTCTTGTAGACGCCAGCGGTCATACCCTTGACCGTCTCAGCCTCGCCCAAGGTAAGCACCTGAGCGGACGGATGATCCTTGCACGCCTGCTTGTACAGCGTTGACGTGCGGGCGTCACATTCGACGATCCGATAGTCACGCTTGAACAGGTCAGGCTCCAGAGTGCTACTGTGGAACGCGGAACCGATCTCCATGTTACGCGTTGACTTCCATTTGCCGCGAGCCGTGGCGTGCGCAGGAGATCGCAGCACGGCAGTTAGGAAGCTGTTGCTGTAGCCTTCGCTGGAGTGGTAAATGTCATTCGGGACATTCTCGTGGCGGCCTACTGAGAACTTCTGGCGTTCTGGCTTTACTGGTTCGTCTTGTGGCTGAATCCAGCTTTCGTGTGCTGTCATTTCGCCCGCTCCTTTAGCATTGCGTCGGCCATCTGATAGGCGCATGCAGCAACATCGGCATTGATACTGTCTTCTTCCGACGAAAAGTATCCATCTTCGAATGCCTTCCATGCGACCGGCAGCGCCTTAGTTGCAAAATAATCACGCAGGCTCATTCCGTAATACTGAACACCCTTCCCGTCAGGATGAACAATCGGAAACGCTGCACCACCATCGAATTCACTCATTTCGCCATCCCCCAAAGTTTCACTAGGCGCATGTATCGCGCACGTTTTGAATCCGTAATAGTCAACCCAAACTTATCAGCCTCGCCGATGATTGCTGTCCAGAGTGCGTCGCGGTAGGTCATTACCAGTTACTCCGATTACCAGACTCACCTTGGCGCATGGTGTGATCAGTCCAGTTACCGCGACAGCCGCATTTGCAGTGACGAATAGCTGGGTCGATTGCACTTTTGCCATCCTCAACCTTCGACACCTTTCCTCCTTTGTTCTGAAAGACTTCCATCATTGCTGCTAATTCTGCCTTGTTCATTTCCAACCCCTCCGCTCTATTTGTAAGCAAGAGATTAGCCCGACCCTTTCCTCCAGTCAACAAAAAAGGCCAACTATTTCTAGTCTGCCTTTCTGTTCTGCTTAGGCGTCAAGCTGCAAGAATATTCCACCTTCCGAAAGCAAGGAAAGCTCCTCGTCAGTCAGTTCGAATGTTGCGTACAACGATCAAATCGCCACAACGCGCAGAACGAATCCGTTTATAACTGATATGTGGATTGCAGGGATTAGGCTTGCCATGCTAGCTCTGTAATTCATAAAGTCTGCTCCATTGTGGTCACGCCATCAAGCGTTGCGTCGGCAAGGTCTTTCGCGGCAATAGCTCCTGCTATTCGTTTCCGCGCAATCTCAAAATATCCGTCGTCCATCTCAATGCCGATGAATTTCCTGCCAGTGTTTACGCACGCCACTCCGGTTGTTCCGCTGCCCATAAACGGATCAAGCACGACCTGTCCGACATCGGAGTTTTGCTTAGCCAGCAATTCCAGCATGTCGATGTTCTTTTCTGTCGGGTGAACAAGCTTAGAGCTATGGATCTTTGGGAATTCAAGTACGTCCGGGATGCGCTTCTCACGGAACAAACTGCGCCCCTTATGTGCGTAAAATATGAATTCATGCTTAGGCGCATAGCCTGCTTTAAGGTCGCCGCTGCCGTGGTTATTTTTCACCCATACCAGAATGTTCTTTAACTTGAATTTACGCTCGATGGCGACCTTGAAGAAATCCATGTTGTGCCACGAGCAGAAGAAATACAGAGCAGAGTCATTTTTCATAACCCGATGGCACTGATCAACGAATTCATCGACCCACTCGAGCGTTTTATCATTTTCGATTTTGACGAATTTCTGTGAAACCACGCGGCGATTGGACTGGTAGTCCATGCCGTATGGCGGATCAGTCAGCACCATATCCACCGACCCATCCGGAATCCCTTTCATCAGTTCCAAGCAATCGCCATTCATTAGCTGCATTCGATTTCATCCGCCGATCTGTTTTGAGTTCGGCAATGGTACGCCTGCATTTTTTGGATGGCAATAAAAAAGGTCAGAATCTTTCGAGACTGACCTTTGTGTTCTCCGGAGAACCTTTATGCTGCGGCCTGCTTCCTGATTTCCTTTGGAATCTTCGACTGAAACCGCATTACAAGCTTCCGAAGGCGGTTTTCAAATTCATCCTTGTCATCGTCGCCAAGGTGTTCAATCACAACGATTGCATCATGCCAGAGCGCCCCATTCATCCTGTTCCCAGCCTTCACCAGAACGCCTTTCAATTCAGGGTCTTGGATTCTTACCGGTATGGTGGTTAGCTTCTTCCGGTGATCAGCTACCGCATCGACTAGCTGGCGCACGTTTTCAAACTGCATTACGTTGATTTCGTACTTGAACGCAGCCCGGTACATGGATGCGTAGACCTTCACTGCTCTCGGCGCCGGAGTCAGTGTCGAACCGGGCACAGGGCGCCCGATGACATTCGACCAGCCGTTCTCTTCGTAACCTACTGCCAGCCACGGGTTGAATTTCTCCAGTGTGTCAATATTTTCTTCCTTGACTAGCTTCATAAAAGCTCCGGCTACATTGTCCAGCTTGTCACCCTGCTCGGCGATCTGCTGAAGAACCAGTGCTTGCTTGCTTTTTTGAGTAGTCATTTCGGTAAACCTCGTTCTATAAAATTTCCTATGGGTTGGGGCCAGACCCTTTGTTGCCCGGCTTGTTGTAAGCATAGGCTTACGTGGCGAATGGTCAAATACCTGTTTTGCATAAGCGGGCGACGCAAATTGCCGGTAGAAATATGGATCCATGACGGTTTTAGTGAAAAAGGTTGTGGTATCCTGTGTCACCCAAACCAAACGAGGGTTGTCAAATGCTGACACTTCCTGACATTGTCAGACAGCTACAGGATCTAAATTACGCAGCAGTGTCCCGCGCAACCGGTATCAGCAGGCAGAAAATATGGGCAATCGCAACTGGCGCAACAGCAAACCCTGGAATCCTGACAGCTCAAAAGATTTCGGAGTATCTGGAAGCTCGCAAATGACAATCCAACCAATCGAGACCGTCTATCAAGGCTACAAATTCAGGAGCAAGCTCGAGGCTCGCTGGGCCCTGTATTTTGATCTGGTAAAGGTTGCATGGGATTACGAACCAGATGGATACGACCTTGGCGACCTCGGATGGTATCTGCCTGACTTCTACCTTTCTGACTTCAACACTTTTATTGAGATCAAGCCTAAGAATGGAGATAAGGACAAGGTTAGAGCTCAGCTAATGCGGCTCACAGACCTAACCGGATCCCATGCTTGGGGTCTTTTCGGAGATCCGTATGACCATAAATGGATGTCTCTCTGGCTTTCCGATGGAGTGACGCCCGGTATTGCTATGCAGGTTTTGGAAAAGGGGTGGCATGAAAAGTGGAGCATGAACCAAATCAGCTTTATCCCAGGACCTGGCGGAACGATGATCACGATGCCATCAAACGGAACCGAGCCAGTTTGGTCGAAGCTGGGAAACATGCAAGCTAAAAAGGAAGCGAGGCAGGCTAGGTTTGATCATGGTCAGACGCCTAAAAAATGGAAATGTCCAAGCCAGCTTGACCGATTAAAGGCAGAAGAAACACTGCTGAGTATTCGCACAATGCTAGGAGATAAGAATGGCCGGTGACTGGATCAAGTTTGAGCTCTCCACTTTTGAGAAGACTGAGGTTTATCAGGTTGCGGATCTCGCAGGAATAGATGAGGACGCCGCAATAGGAAAATTGCTACGTGTATGGGCTTGGTTTGACCAGCAAACAGAGAATGGTAACGCTCCAAGCGTTAGCAAAAGGTTAGTAGACCGTTTGTGTGGCGTTAATGGCTTCTGTGATTGCATGATAAAAGCGGGTTGGATGATCGAATATTCGGAGGGTGAACTGCCTTTTGTGGCCCTTCCTAACTTCGACAGGCACAACGGAAAGACCGCCAAGAATCGCGCGCTGACCGCTAAACGCGTGGCTTTGCACAAGGTTAACGCTACGCTAACGCAAGGTGCGTTACCTAAAGAAGAGAAGAGAATATTAGAATCAAAAGCACTTGTCGCCGACGAGCCGGCAACGGGTGACGGTGATTTGTTCTCTGATGAAACTCAAGCACCGGTAAAGTCTAAGGCAAGGGCAAAGCCGGCAGTTGACTACGCCGAGATCATGAGCGCCTACAACGAGCTATGTTCTGGAAAAGGAAGACTCATCGGCTGCGACACAGTAAACGAGGCACGAAAGCGCTTGATTGACAAAGCTCTAGACATTAAGATCGGCGGCGAAAAGCCATTTCGCGATTACGGCATTGAATACTGGAGAGCGTATTTCTCTATTTGCCCGAATGACCCGCATTGGTGCGGTATGAGCCTCGGTGGCTGGAGAGCGAACTTTGATTTCGTCCTCAAGGAAAAAAACATAATCGCGGCACTGGAGAAGAACAATGGTTGAGCGGGAATTGTATTCGCAAGAGGCTGAGCATGGAGTGCTTGGCGCGCTGATGATTAAGCCTGATCTGTGCGAAGAGATTGGCGCCTTCTTGGGTCCGCAAGATTTTGCCTATGAGGACAACAGCACTCTTTACTCGATGATCCTTGGGTGCCATTCAAAGCGCATTAGCCCTGACCCGGTTACGCTGATGGATATCCGCCAAGACCTACCGAGCGGCGAGATGACCATCATCTATGCCGCAGATATCATGCGAAACGTGCCAAGCGCTGCGAACGCAATCCCATACGCACGAATAGTTCTAGAGCGCTCGACGGCCAGGAAGCTGCAAGCGCTTGCAATGCAGATATCAGAAATCGCGCAGTCAAAAGGAAAGATTGCCGACCAAGTAGCTCAAGCTCAATCGCTGATCATGGGGCTGAATGTCGGGGAGGAAACACCTGATTTCATATCCATTGCTGATGGGCTTGATCAAGTGCTAGAGCGGATCGAAAGGCGCAGAAGCGGCACCGAAGAACTTGGGCTAGATTTCGGCCTTGAGGATCTTGACAAAATCATTCGCGGCATTCGCAGACAGAATCTAGTCATCATTGCTGGTCGCCCAAGCACTGGGAAAACGGTTCTAGGAATGGGGCTTGCTGAGCGGGCGTCTCTGTTTCACGGGATGAAAAGCCTTGTCTTCTCGTTAGAAATGTCTGGCGCCGACCTTAGCCAGCGATCTCTTGCGTCTGTGTCCGGCGTAAAACTGGAGAGAATAGAAAGCGGCGACTCAATGGATGACGGTGAGGAATCGGCAAAGATCATGGCGGCAGCCTTCAAGATGAAGAATGCCAACTTGCATATCTGTGAAAAGCCGGCCCTTCTGTTCAGCCGTCTATGCAACATGGCACGCTTCCAGCACAGAGCGGGAAAGCTAGACCTTATCGTTATTGACTACATCGGCCTAATCGTTGGCGATCCATCGAAAAGCATTCAGAACAGAAACCAGGAGCTCGGCGCGATTAGTAGGGGACTCAAGGCTTTGGCTAAGGAGCTCAACGTTCCTGTGGTTGCGTTGGCTCAACTTAACCGTGGCATTGAGGGGCGTACTGATCCTAAGCCTAAGATGAGCGACCTCCGCGACTCTGGCGAGATTGAGCAGGACGCAGACGTAATCATCATGGCGCACCGTGATATGCAGTCAGAGCGAGGAAAGAACGGCATAACTGAGGTTGAAGCTGTGAAAGTTCGCCATGCCAAGCCTGGATTCTGCATTCTTCAATTCCAAGGTGATAAAGCGCGATTCGTAAATGCCGTACAGGGTGATTATGATGAGCGCGAAGAAGAAAGAGCGGCCAAGCCGAAGAACCCTAAGGACTTCAAAAAGAAACAGATGGAACCTAATTTCTAATGGAGCCGACCAATGACCAACTCTGTTACACCTGCTGGATCGCTCAACTTGGCAATCCTTTCGACTGCCGAGCGCCAGAGCATCGAGAGCCACAAGGAGGACTGTCTCCAGAGATGGGAGGCAGCCAACCAACACGCCAACCAGATCTATTTGGGCTTGAAGTCCGGAAAGAAACGCCTGTGGGCTGAGATCCAATTGAAAGATCGGCCTGACATTGAAGCCGAGACTAGGCGCCAGCTAAACCTACTGCTAAAGGTAAAAAAGTGATCGAGATAACCGTCCCCTATCCGCCCAAAGAGCTAAACCCGAACACAAAGCTGCACTGGGCCGCAAAGATGGGATACATCAAGATGTATCGCGGCACCTGTAAGGCCATAGCAGGCGAATCTAGCCAAGTTATCCCCGATGGCGACCTCGTGCTAGACCTTGAGTTCTTCCCGCCTGACAATCGACGCAGGGACGACGACAACATGATCTCCAGCTTCAAGGCGGGTAGAGATGGGATTGCCGAAGCGCTTGAGCTTGACGATGTGCGGTTTCAGCTTCGCGTGCGCACTCGTGACAAATTTCCAGGCGGGAAGGTCGTGGTGAAAATCTATGAGGACGTCGAATGAAATTCATCGTATGCGGCGGACGTGATTACGCAGACCGAGCCAGACTGAATCAGGTGCTCGACGGAGTACACAAAAAATGCACCATTCACGCGATTATCGAGGGTGGCGCGAATGGGGCGGATCGACTGGCTAGGGAGTGGGCGTTAGAGAAGGGTGTGCAGGTGTTTACGGCGATCGCTAACTGGAAGCTGTACGGGAATGGCGCAGGACCGAAACGAAACGCTGCAATGCTCTCTCTTGAGCCTGACGGGGTGATTGCGTTTCCTGGTGGCAGTGGTACTCGGGATATGACGCGGATTGCCGAGCTGTCCGACGTAAAAGTCATGCACATTCTCTTCTGATTTCGCTTGACGCCAACCCAGCAGCACCGTAAATTGTTTTCCAGAGAACAGTTAAATTGAGAGTTTGGAGGGGTGTGTGAATAAATTAGAGCTAACCGGCGAATACCATGCCGACGTGACGATGCTCATGCTGGAAATTGGCAAGCTGAATTCGGATAACTTGTCGTTGCGCGGGAGCATTCGCAAGCTTGGACGACAGAAGCAAGGCCGCGACCAGGTCATCAAGAAATTGCAGGAAAAATCGAAATGACCCTAACCGACCTACTCCCCCTCCTAATCGCCATCTACGAAAAACACGGCGACCTACCACTCGCTACAGGCTTCGACGACCATAAGCCTATTGTGGGGGCGCTAGTGAGTGAGTTTGAGAAGACGAGCGAGCTTGGCAAGAAGGGCGAGTTGTTTGTGGATTTTTATTGAGGTGATTTATGTTTGAAGACGACGATCATAAAATGATGTTTGGGCTTGCTTCGTTGCTGGCTGTAGTGATAATTGTTTGCGTATCTATCAATGTCGGCACACAACACGGCTGCAAGGTTGATGCAATCGCAGCAGGCATGAAAGCTCAGGAAGTCCAAGAGGCTTGCAAATGAGCAGCAGAGAAGAGTTTGAGGCGTGGGTGGTTGGTCGAAAGGTCGTAAAGAAGCACGGAGCGAAACTGAATACAACATCAGATGGCACCTACTGCGACTACAGGATTAATGATCGCTGGCTTGCTTGGACTGCATCCCGCGCACAAGAATCCGAGATACTCGAAGCGCTAAAAGCCATAACGAACTCCAGCCCCGACGCAATACCGATCAAGGAGGCGTTTGAGATGGCGCATATGGCGATTGAGCGGGCTACTGGAGGAAAGGTATGAGCAAGCATACGAAAGGGCCGTGGTCGCAAGGTAAGCGCGGCCCTAATGGATGCCCTATCATCGGTAATGGTCGCGGCCTGATGGTTGCCATGCTTGCCCATAGTGCTAACGAGCCTGGGCAAGAAGAAGAGGCAGAAGCTAATGCCGTATTGATTGCATCCGCCCCTTGCCTACTACACGCGCTCCAAAACATCGAAAACGACAACGGCCAGATTCCAGATCACGCATGGAAAGTAATACAAGATGCAATCGCAAAAGCTACAACAATTCAATAACTTGTATACAATCCTGACCGAATAATCGCCAAGATCCCATATATTGGGATTGGAGGGAGCATGAAAACTACAAGAGAACAGTTTGAAGAGATTTGGCCGGTGCCTGAGGGTGTCTACTGGCGCGATTCAAAAGGTCAATATGGCTGCGATAACCATACATATGGAGACGCAATGGATGCGCACAATATTCGCCTCGACACCTTCACCCGCTGCCAGGAGACGACTGATGTTTATGTTTCGCTCATCGAGGAAATGGTTGCAGAGCTAATGATTCCGCACGATACTGGATTCGTTGCATCTGATTGGGTCAATCGCGCAAACAAAGCAATGGGGAAAATTGAATGAAACTATTTATCGCGCTTGCAATGTTCACTGCTGCATGGTCGGTCATGAGCCATCTATCCGTGTCGTTCTGGTGGGGAGTTCTGCTGTTTGTGCTAATTGGCATGGGATCTAAGCTGGAAACGCTGTTTTGGGAAGAGAGGGAAGAGAAATGAGCGAAGAATGGGCAAGCATGGAGCCGACACTGATGGGCTATGATCGGCAGCTTGAGCTAAACACCGTGATCGACCACAAGCCGCGACCAATACGCGCCAAAGAACTCGGAATCACCTACGAGGCCTTCTGTGCGTCCAGTGGCAGGCAATTAGCCAAGATGCTAGGCCAGTACGACGACTCGCCTTCATCGCAGCTATGGAGCGACATTCAGCGGTTGGCACGGGAGATATCGCGATGAGTGACATGTTCGCGAATATGATTGTTACGCTGATGATCGTATCGGCAGTCGTAGGTTGGGCAACGATTGAGGGCTTGATCTGGATTGTTAGGAATATCTCAATTTCTTTCTCATAATTCAGTTGCAAAACCACCAAAAGGCTCCTAATGTGAGCCTTTCTTTTTGCGGTGAATTTGGAGGGTGTATGGCACTGCTTACAGTTGGACGATTCAAGGAAATGCTGGCATCTGCTGATGATCATCTGATCTTGCGGTTTCGTGTGTACGATCATGCAGACGGTGTTACTGCTTGCGGAGAGGTTGAGGATAGCCTTGACGGCATCTTTTTCACACTGAAACACGCACAGCACGTTGGCACCGATTACCCTGATATGGATGTTTTGCGCATCGACTTGGAGGTTGACTAAATGATCACCACAACAACCCTAAAAAACGCAGCCTTCGCGATTGAGTGTGACCTGTGGACTGATTCGGATGGCGCGAACTACCTGGCTAAGGATGGGGCTATTCTGAGGCGGTGGGAGCCTGAGACTAGTTCGGCTGATTCGTTTGAGTTGATGGCGCGTCTAGAGCTTGGAGTCGCTGCATTCCGTGGCTATGGCGAGGTCCATGCCGATGACTACGACGGTAATCATGAAGCTGATTCGTTTTACTCTGGTGATCGCGCTCAGGATTACCGAGCCGCTATCCTTATGTGCGCAGCTTCAATTGGCGCCGCAATCTATTCTCCGGAGAACCATTAATGGTCAACCTGGAGTTCTACGGGCTAAAGCTAGCACTCGATATCCATCACGCCATATCTGAGCCATCCACACGTCACGCAAACGGCTACAGCGAGCTTGAGTGGACTCTCTCCAGCGGTGAAGACGAAATAGGCGAAACAATTTCAAAAGAATCGCTTGACTTAATCTCGATCCAGTTCCAAAGTGACATCGAACGCGCTATTTGGGCGCAGATAGGGAGATAGGGAATGAGCAAGTACGAAGAAGGCG